CAACGCAGTTTCAGCTTGCCAACAATGTCCAGGTGACGCTAACTACCACAGGTACGCTTCCTGCTCCGTATGTAGCTGGAACAACTTACTATGTTATTGCCACATCCGGCTATACATTTAGTCTGTCTTTGACCTCTGGCGGGGCTGCAATTGATTCCACGGGCTCAACTCAATCAGGCATTTGTACGGTAACAGCTAAGGCATCCTCGACTTCTGCTGCCGGAGGCGGTACTGTTCGGGCTGCTTATCAAATAGCTACGGGCGCTTCATACGCTGCTGCGGTTGTAGGATGGGGCGCGGGAACGTGGGGGTCTGGAGCCTGGGGCATAGGAACGGAATCGCAACAGACATTCCGTATGTGGAGTCAAAGTAACTTTGGCGAGGATCTTATCTTTGGCCCCAGTGGCGGTGGGATTTACTACTGGGATGCCTCTTTTGGGTTGACTGGGACAACATTTACCGTGACGATTGCTACGCCAGCAGTGTTGTCTACGTCCATTACATTGGCAGATGGCATGGCAATCATTCTGACTACAACGGGGGCACTGCCTACCGGATTAAATGTTGGTCAGATTTATTATGTGATCAACACCGCAGGAACGTCATGTAATCTGTCTGCTACCTATGGTGGATCTGCCATAGCTACCACCGGCTCACAATCGGGGGTTCATAAGATTGCCTCCAGGGCCATAGCTTTGGAAGACTACGGTGGCGCAACAGATGTGCCAATTGCTCAAAACTACATATTGGTATCTGATTCCAGCCGGTTTGTGTTTGCTTTTGGGGCTACGGAGTATGGATCATCGACATTCAATCCAATGCTTATCCGCTGGTCAGACCAGGGAGATCCATTTAATTGGACGCCAAGCCCCACTGTAGAGGCTGGATTTACCTACCTTTCTCACGGCTCGGAGATCGTAACTGCCATGCAGGCCCGTCAAGAAATCTTGGTGTGGACAGACTCATCCTTGTACTCACTACAGTATGTGGGTGCCCCCAATGTATGGGCACCTCAAATCGTTGGGGATAACACTTCCATTGCTTCTGAGAATGCAGTGGCATACGCTAACGGCGTGGCGTACTGGATGGGGGTGGACAAGTTTTACAAATATGATGGACGCACCCAAACACAGAACTGCGATTTGCGCCAATACGTGTTTTCAAACATCAATAAAAGTCAACTTACCCAGGTTCTTGCCGGGTCAAATGAGGGCTTCAATGAGGTTTGGTGGTTCTACTGCTCGGGCACAAGCACCGATATTGACAGCTATGTGGTGTTTAATTATGCAGAAAACCAGGGCCAAGGCTGCTGGTACTACGGGTCAATGGCTCGGACGGCATGGCTGGATAGTGGATTGCGGGACTACCCAATTGCTGCCACCTACGACCTCAACGTGGTAAACCACGAGCAAGGCGTAGACGATAACACTACGCCGGTAACGTTACCAATTGAGGCGTTCATCACTTCCGCTGAATTTGACCTTGAGGATGGTGACAAGTTTGGGTTTATTTGGCGTGTGGTGCCTGACATTACGTTCAGGGGATCTACTGCGGCTAGCCCACAGGTGACGATGTATCTCAAGCCCATGCAGAATTCAGGCTCTGGGTATAACAGCCCAGCCTCCGTGGGCGGTGAAAACAATGCCACAGTTACCAGAACGGCCATACTTCCCATAGAAGAATTTACCGGTCAGATCTATACTCGCGTCAGAGGGAGGCAGATAGCTATGGAGGTTAGATCTACGGCAGCAGGCGTGACTTGGCAGCTTGGCTCACCACGTATTGACATCCGCCAGGACGGCAGACGTTAATGGCAACCATTGTCACTCGGTTTCTTCGCAGGTTCAGAGCGCCTGCTTTACCCAATTCACCGATTGAATATGGGAAAACAGACGAGGATCAGTTCCGCAATATCCTGCGCTTGTATTTCAATCAGATTGATAGCGCCTTTGGGGGTCTTTTGGACACCGCCGGGGGTAAGTATGTCAACTTCCCTTATGGGGCTTTTTCATCGGACGCAGATCAAACTGCCACGGCCAACACAGCCACCTTGATGACTCTGAACACCACGGACTTTGCCAATGGCGTCAGCATCAGTTCATCCAAGATTACGGTTGAAAACGCCGGTATATACAACCTCCAGTTTTCAGCGCAGTTCCAAAACACCGACACCGCCTTTCAGGATGTCTACATCTGGTTGCGGCAAAACGGCGTGGACATTACGGGGTCAACAGGATTTGTATCTATCCCCAACAGGCACGCTGGAACAGATGGACACACAATTGTTGGTTGGAATTATTTCTTGAGCATGGCCGAAAATGATTACATTGAAATATATTGGTCTATACCCAATGCTGCTGTGAGCATCCAACATCTTGCCGCCTCTGGCACTCCCACCAAGCCATCAACTCAATCGGTTGTGGCTACGCTTTCGTTTGTTTCAGCTTTACCGGCAGCTTGATATGGGAACAAAAACCTCTCAAACCCTGGTTGGGTCTCCCATCTACACCAGCGATGCAATTTCATATCAACAAACTATACCCCCTGGGTTTGGTCAATATGTCACATATGGAAAAAACGCAAACGGCGAAACTGTTTTTCAATATGTAGAGCCAAACGCTCCTGGGCCTGGAAAATTTGTCATTTATCCAGACTACACTTTTGGCGAAGAGCCAAACTTAAATCCTGACGGCTCAGTCGTAACAAAAAAACAATATTACGAACAAAATTTTGCTTTTACCATTTCTCCTGATGGAAGATCTTTGGTAAATAACTTGCCTCCAGGTGTTAGAACCGTTCAGGGGTATGGAAATGATGCAAAGTTTGTTATTTCCGGGTCTGGTTTAGAAAACAAAATAACCTCCTCATACTCCAATGTTTTTGGGGCGGGGCAATATTCAGCCATACTTTTGAATGTTGGGGATGTTAAAGATCCTTATCAGCAGATGGAGTATTTGGACAAGATGGCGAAATACGCCTCCGGCGGCTATCAAAAAATACGAACGACAACTACAAATACAACATGGTTTGAAGACACAGTTGGTCAGGTTCAGCAGTTAATCAAAGATCTTGGGCCAATTGCGCCAATTGCTTTGGCTGTTCTTGCTCCAGGCGTTGGAGCAGCTATCGGGTCGGCCTTGGGTATTGGAAGCGCTACAGCTGCCGCAGTGGTTGGAAATACGCTTATCCAAACCGTCCTGAATGGTGGAGATGTAGGCAAGGCATTGACCAGTTCTTTGGCTGGGGCCGCAACTGCTGGCATTGCCGGGTTTGCAAAGGACTACATATCTGGTGGCGAATTTGGTACAACGCTTGCATCAAACTCCGCGCTTGCAAGCAAAGTGATTGGTGATGTTACCTATGCCGCATTGACTGGGCAGGATCCCGGCAAAGCATTGGCAGCATCAAGCTTGGGTGCAGCAATTGACATTGGCGCATCAAAGATTGATGGCTTCAGCGGGCTAAAACCAGAAATTCAGTCGGCAATCAAAGTTTCTATAAGCGGAGCTTTGCAAGGTAAAGATATAAATCTTGAGGGAGTTATATCTGGAGCGGCAAAAGTTGGCTTGGCGTCTTATGCCGCATCTCAAATGCCGGGTTATGACAGCCTAGATACAAAATACAAGCAGCTTGCCGTCAACGCTGTTGCTGGATATTTGCAAGGAAAAACGCTTACTCAGACGGCAATGGATTGGGCCATCACTGAGGGCAGGAGAGACATTACAGTTGCTGTCAATGAAGACAAAGCAATATCAGAAGGATGGACTGGGCTAACGCAGAAAAATGCTGCGGCTGCTGCCGGATATACAGATCCCGTCAGGTACGACAACTATTTGGTAGACAAAAGAGCCAATGATGCGGCTGTTAGTGCGGGCTGGGAAAACGTAGCAGAAAAAAATACAGCGTCTTCAGTTGGATATTCTGATCCAACTAAGTACAGAAATTACGTAGACGCACAATCAACCGATGCTAATGAGGTTCAGGATTATTTAAAAACTTTGTTTGGTCGGAACCCAACGGATGCAGAGGTAGCGCTTTTTGTTGGTAATACTCCCGAAAAGGACACGCTTAACCAAAATCACATTTACGATGTTTTGGTTTCTACCTTCCAGCAAGCACAGGACAAAACAAATACACTAAATACGTTGCGTGAATCCATCAGAAATTCAAACGCAAGTGATGAAGACAAACAATATTTGTTAACAAACTTATATGCGTATCAAGAGGCGCAAGCTTTGCGTGCTTACGATATTACTTTGCCAAACACTTTGCAGCAGATTAACAAATCTCCATTTGCGGCAAATGATCCAAAGATGTCGGAGTTTTTGTCTAAAAATCCAAATGTTGCTAAGAATTACAGTGAGTATATAAACTCTTATGGGTTTGGCGCATCTAATGCCGGGTTCTTGCAAAACATTGTTGATGTATTAAAAGATGAAACATTACCAACAAATGATCGGATATTTTTTAGAAACATTGGTCAAAAGATTGTTGATAAAACTCCATCACTGCTTACTCCAGAAATTGATCAAGAAATCAGATATAACCTGAAGCCCCTAACTCCCTATGAATGGGATCCAGTTACCAAAACATGGAAAGACCTTCCTACCTGGGGAAAGGTTACCAACGTTGTTGTTGATGACAATACGACTTCCGATGAAGTTGCGGAAATGTTTAAGAGTCTTGGGTATGAGGCAACGCCGCAAGAAATTGCAAAGTTTGTAAAGCGTCAGAATGATGCTTCTACGTATGAACAATTGGTTCAGTATGTGGAAGCCAAGCCGCCTGTTGTGAATCCTGTTGTAAACCCCGTTGTTACTCCGTCTGTAAGTCCGTCTGTAAGTCCGTCTGTAAGTCCTTCTGTAGATCCGGCTGTCAATCCTGTAGTAAACCCAGTTGTAAATCCGGTAGTAAACCCGGTGGTATCTCCATCAGTTTCCCCATCGGTTTCCCCTGTTGTAGATCCTGTCGTAAATCCCGTTGTAAACCCAGTAGTTTCGCCAGTGGTGTCACCATCGGCATCTGTTGTTGTAAATCCCGTGGTGGATCCTGTCGTAAATCCTGTGGTAACTCCAGTGGTCACTCCTGGGCCTACGTCTGTTGTTACGCCTGGGCCAAGCACTCCTGAGCCAACGGTAACGCAAGAACCATCGGTTACGGCAAGCCCAACGCCCACGCCCACGCCTACGCCCACACCCACACCGACACCTACGCCAGCGGTAAAAGTACCAACGCCTAAATCTAAAACCCGGCAACAAACGGCGGCGGATAGGTTAATT